AGCTCCCCAAGACTCAAAGAACAACACGTTCTCATCAGTCTCTTTAGCTTCCATTCTCTTGTCCTTATCCACATTTAACCGCTCCACCCAGTGCCTCACACTTCCTGCAGTAGCATCTAAGCTATCATCATGTATCAAGGCTCCTCTTACTATACTCACTCTTTCAAGCTGATGGAACATCTTGTGACTTTCCCTTTTCTCTATAGGTAGCTTTACTACACTATCTATGTCATACTGTATTAAATCTTCATGGACTATTAACCTATGTTGGCTCATTAATGGTTCTAATGTGTCTATAATCCTAAGCTCTTTCTGAGCTGACTCCCATACATCCTCCACCTGGGGTATATAACTCTTTTCCTCCTTACTATATACCATTTCCAGCACCGGTTGTAACATTGCACTAAATCCACCGAAACCAAAGTTCTTTTCAATGTCTATAGTCTTTAGGTCATGCTTCAAGCACAACTCTGCTATCTCTGTGAATACTGTGTCTTGGTATCCACCGGGCCATTTCTTAACTTCCGCCAGGAATACAAACCCATGTAGGAAGTAAGTTACTGCTGCTACTGTTAAATCTCCATTCTTACCACCACCTGCTGTATCTAAATACATATGCTTACCCTCAAAGTCGTATAACTTAGGGTTAACAGTGTAAGCTCTATAGAACAACGGCTTAGCTGTAAATAACCCTTTGTAGTACACTTTGTTAGCATCTACAGGCATCCATGTGTACGATCCGTGTGCTTGTGTGGTTGGAAATATGTCTACTATCAGATCCCTACAATTCAATGGATACCTATTTGAGTCTGTTAAGTCAGTATTTAACATATGCTGCAAGTTAAAATATGCTTGGCCCTGATCTAACTCTTTCTTACATAAAAGGTCTTCCCCTAGCAAGTCTGGATCAGTACACGCGCCTCTATCTCCTGCTAAACCGTACCCATTACGCAGCGTCGGGTCAGCTTCCATCTTCATTCTTATGCTAGGGGCTAACCTATCGGCGTAGAACTTCTCCTCCTCTACAGTAGGATACCTTCCCGGCCAGATCCTCATCAAGAACCCACGTGCTTCTAGGTTATTATATATACTATCTATACTCTGAGGTGTGCCTAGGTATATAATTCTACCATTCTGGACGATACTAGGGAAATCGCGTGAAAGATGCTCTAGCGCCATACGCTGTATTTCAGTATTCCCATTTTTACTACTCTCAATATCATCGCTGATTAGTATATCCGACCTTCTTCCCTGCATGTTACTTGTTATACCAATACAAGCTATACTAGGGCTTTTCTCTACACCCTTTAGCTGCCAATGCACATCGAAAGCCTTGGTACTAGCTCTGTCTCCATGTGTTCTATCTGGACGCAAACAGGCTAAGATCTCCCAATTCATTATAATTTGAATACACCAGTTAGCAATCTCTAACGCTACATCACTACCAGCACTTATGATCAGTATCCTAGTGTTGCACTTATGAATTAGTGACCACACAGCGAACATAGCGGCAATAGTACTCTTTGCTTCTGAACGCTGTGCTTGAATCATTATCTCAGAGTTACTGGAATCACTTATAAAGTCACCTATATCAACCTGCATATCAGTGCAGTTAAAGCCCATTAACTCTGTCATACAATCATACAGGAAGTCACTAAACAGTGCGTAATGTTCCCTTAACACCTCTATATCTGACCACCTTTTGGCGATCTCCTGCTCTGTCTCATTCAGCGTTGCAAACTGCTCCCTATCGTTTACAATACTCGTGAACTCACTGTCGTGCTTGGCCCACTCAGGGGACTCCGTATCTGTTGTCCATACTGTTACTTCTTCTGGAGCTTGTAACTCACTATCTAGTTTACTCAGTGCATTTTCGTACAATAGCTCCAGTTCCTCTGGGTTACTATCTGTGCCTGTCTTTAGTAAAACTTCTAGTAAGTCACTGTCACTTAAAGCATCCAGTAAAAACTCTTGCGGCCTTGCAGCCATTGCTGTATACGATTTCTGCATTGTACTACCTTATTGTTTCAGTGATAACATTCCTAATCTACAGTTATGTCTATTTAGTGGTGTTAGGTTGTCTTGTATTTTAATAAAGAAAGAGTCTCCTTCATCTAATCGCAATGCTTTACCATCTTTGATAAATGTCCATCTTACTGCTATATAGTTATCACCAGCACCGAATGCTATAGCGGAAACGTCATAACAGTATGCTGCCCAATCTGCGTTAGTCTTCACGGGCAGTCCCTTCGTTAGATCTAAAATCACCTCCCCATCTCTTTCTACACCTAATTCTATACCATTAGCCAATATTACTCTATTTCCATATTGACCTGCATCTAATGTACCTGCATCACCAATTTGTATCATTAATCTATTGATTAACAATGTCTCTCTGAATCCCGCAGTTACTTTAAAGTACATTGGCGTGACACTACCATCTACTGCCATATTTATTAATCCAGTCCCATCACCTACAGAATCCATAAAGCTACCTTTATACTCTCCATGCATTCGTATTCTACTATTCCCCATACACCCTCCTAGCCTTGTTGCATTAAGGCGGTTACTTTTTCTCCTGTTGGTAATCTACTTTTATCTGATCTTTTCTTCTTTCTTGCCATTGCTTGCTGCAGTGTGTGTGTATTCTCGTTAGTGCTAATGTCCGATATAATACTGTTGTTCTTCAGGAATTTCTCTATCACCCCTAGTAAAGCTGGCGTAGCTGTAAACCGCATTTCTCCCGTTGATATCTCCTTCCCCTCTTCATCGAAGTGCACTACCTCTTCGGTGTATTCTACTTGCTCAGCCATTACATTCGCTAATATACCTTGAAGGTCGTCTAGCTGCCCTTCTGTAGCCTTTTTACCCTTATGCTGTATTGACTCAACTATATTCTTTAATTCCTCGTTCTCCCTTTGTTTAGCTAGTAACACTTCTACTAACTTCTCTTTGGAGACTTGTTCCATCAGCTCCTTGCTCATCTCCCCTCCTGTCTTTCTAGTTCATGCACTCTAAACTCAAACGTGTCTAAAGTACCATCTATTTTAGCGAATAACACAGCTATCTTTGTTAATGCTGTTGTATTATTTTCTATGATCCTATCTGTCTTTATTGACCTAGCTTCCTGCGCAGCTACCTTCACCTCCAGTACTGTAATCCTTCCCACCGATAATGTATATGCACCTACCCCCGTTGCGCCTATCAGTAATAAGGCTAACACGTTATCTCTTAACCACATTACCATTAGCTCTCCTTTGGTTAGGGGCTTTGCAGCCCCCGTTGTAAGCCTGTTATTAGACCTTATTACTACGGTACTACGTCAGGTACTACGTCCTCAACATCTACCTCTGGCTCTTCCATTCCCGGTTTAACTACGAAAGGCTTTACTATGTAAGGTTCCGCTGTTTGTGGGTTATAATCCCCGTAGTATCTAGTTCCGGAGTTATTTGAGCTTGTTTGAAATGCTTCATTCAGGAAGTATCCTAACACACCTTTACCAAGTATATCTAAACCTCTATCCACTGTACTCCACACTCTATGATCCGGTGGCCGTGTCTCGATCTTCTGCTGGTAGCTGTTAGGTGCTTTCGCTGTTACGTTCTTTACCCGATTAGTTACATACACAAATTTACCATCTGGACTTGTATATGTATACACTTCCATAGTGATGTTAACACCCTGGGTTTTGTACATCTCCGCTGTTTTCGTGTCTCTAAACTTCCTCTCTTCTGCATAAACTACATCTCTTTGTACTGCTGCCCCTGCAATAGTGGTTGTTACCTTATCCCCTTCTTGCACAATAGTTGTTATTGCTTTAGCTCCAAAACACCCTGTCAACCCCAAAGCCATCATGCACAACATCACCAACCATAAAACTCGCTTCATTTGTCATTCCTCCTGTGTTTATTCCACGCCATAAATCCACCATACTTTACTCCAGTGTACATTATTAACGCATCATGTCTGTTAACTCCATTAGCCATCATTAGCTCAAAGAATATTTCATCTGCTCTTTCTTTACTAACTACTCCTGTTTTATACAGGAAGTCGTGCATACACGCCGGTGCAAACTTAGCCCCACCATGCTTAAATCTCCATCTAAGACCTATAGGAATACTACACCCATCTGTTTTAAATCCTGCCGGTACTTGCACACCTGCGTATGCAAACCCCTCCACTATTTCCCAATGGCGAGGTTGTGCTAGTGGTTTCACTGTTACTGGTACTTGCATTATTTCCATCCTCCTGAGTAATCGTAATTAGCTATGTCTTCCGCTGTTCCTAGCGGATCAGCAAATATAGCGTTAACAGCTATTTTATGAGTAGTTAAGATGTTATAGTTCCACGCAAATCTATCTACTACTGAGAAAGCTAGCGGTACGAACTCTGCTACTGTAAACTCTACTAGCTCATCGTCATCAGTAACCCAGTTACCTGCAAATTCAGGTGTAGCTGGAAACGTTGGAATTAGTGCTGTACCTTCCATAGACATACCCGCTGAATACATAGATTCTATATTCTGCTTCCCGTTATTTCCCATTGTGTAGTTACGCCCATCGTATACTAATGGCTTATAATCCTCTAAACTCTTTCTCTTTGCAACACCTATATTAAACTTTTCATAGGCTAGTTGTTTACTCACCTGCTGCTCCAAAGCATCTACAGCTTCTTGTGTTAATGGTGTTAATATCCCTCCTAGTGCTGTGTAATACTCATTCTTCATACCCCATACTCTCTCACTGTTTTCACAGGTGCTTGTAAGCATTGGTGGTACACCTTGTTGATTAAGCCTTACTTCTTGCCCATCAGGGCTATAAGCAAATTTCATTACTACCTCTTTATATTTATTTTTTGTAAAAATGTATTAGCTGCTATACCATTATATACTTTTACATAACCACCAGATGGTACAATATTAGGACTTACACAAGAAGTAGTAGTACCTGTCCCTAATTGCACAGCGACTCTTTCAAATGTAGCCGCAGCTCCGCCCAAATGATCGTAGAAAAGTATATGCCCTACATTAACTGGTGAAGCTAACTCCACCCAGCCTACTCTACTTATAGGCACAAAAGAGCTTATATCATAGTAAGATACTCCTAATCCATGCCCAATTGATAAGTCAGCTATTATATGTATAGTATCGTCTTTCATACTAAAGGCGAGTATAATTCCACTAGCGTTAGTAAGTACAAACCCAACCCATCTCTTCTTAACAACCCCTGCCGGTAATGTAGCACCATCCACGTCAGTATCCACCTCGATACTATAAGACGCATCAGAGTTCTGGCAGACAAATACATTATAGATCGTGTTTATTGTAGGTGTTCCAAGGTCAACCAGCGTGGTGGCATTTATAAACAAGGGTGTATCATCGTCATCTGCTGTGGTGCTAATTGGTTCGACGTTAAAAGTAGTGTCACTTACTCTCGCAAGATTACCACCATACACACCACCAGTCTTGTATGCACCTGTTATATATGGAGGAACCACAGGAAAGTCTACGATTGGTGTAGAGGATACCAGTGACCAACCTACTGAAGCGTTTCCACTCCATACCAATGTACCACCAGCACCTCTGGAATCTACCTCGAAGGTATCCTCACCTTCTACCTTGTTACCATTCAGATTGAACAACAAAGGAAAACTATCAAACTCGTTAGCCCAATCTTTATATCCTACCTGATCATTTAGTTCTGGAGTTACAGGCATTGTCAATGTAGTTGACCCGCCTGAGTTATCTTGCAGATAGCCTTTATTGACTTCTACTGTTACATCCACGGCTGATACTGCTTGCCATTCTAAGCTTCCTCCGTCGCCACCTAACGCTCCCCACTCTACTCCTGTATATCCTTCAAACTCTTCTGTTTCGGAGTTTCTTCTAAACATGCCCTCTACAGGAGTTGCTGGTCTTTCTGCGGTTGTACCAGTTGGTATATCTGCTGCACCTGTTACACTGTCTTTAGCTACAAAGGTGTCTGTGTTAATACTATCCGCTGCATCCTCCGCCCGCTGTGCAGCAGCCTCCGCATCTTCTACTATACTTCCAAAGTATCCTTCATCAACATCAAACAACTGCTTCATATTAACCGCGTCACCATCTTCCACCCCATTTCTAATATGGGTTATTGTGTACAGGTTATCAAAACTTAGATCCTGCTTCTGGAAGTATCCTTCTGGAGTAAATCCATCATCTATCTCTTCTATTAACATTAGAGCCTGCGCGTTAGCTGCATTCAAGCTCTTCTGTGTTATACCTGTAGAGTTCTTAAACTC